CGTTCCACCAGAAATGGTTGTTGTAATCGTACCATTGTGACCAGTAAAGCCCTCGATGGCCTGCTGTAAGTTAGCCGCTGTTGTATTCGCGTCTGTAGCAGACTCAAACTCAGGAGGGCTGGCAGTGAAATCATTTGCTGCAGCAGCCGTATACGCGACGGTAGTTCCAGCCGCATCGATAATCGTGATTGTTGCATTAGCAATAGATGTACCGGGTGATGCGAATGCGATAGTACCAGTAGCCTTAGCACCAAGGTCGCGGACACCAGGAAAAGAATCGTTGTCTGTAAAGACCGGGAAACCAATATCAGAAGCTGCAGCGATTGTGTGCGTAGCACAAATAAATTGTACAGTTCCAGGACATCTTCCCAAAGTATCTTTCGCCGTAGAGTTAGGCGCTAACTGGAATCCTGCGTTATTTACAACGCCGGATAATGTTGTAGCCGCAACATGAGCAGAAGTACTGTTTGCTCCAGCGCCGAGTACTCTCATGTATGTTACTGCTGACCGATGCTTTAAGAACTCTCTTACAGCATAGGGTCCGAACCTCTCTGGATCGAGTGTTCCGAACTTAGTTTCAAAGTCGCCAAAGCTACCAACGGTAACCGGAACAAATGCCGGACCGTGTTCGGCTGTCCCAATAACCCCCGCTGGGGTACCAAGATTTGCTACCCGAGGGCTCGCGAGATCGATTTCGTTTTCGAAAAATCCAGGGCTTCTAAATGTTTGTTCTGCCATGATTATGTCTCCTAATTTCTATCAATAAGTATGCAATTAATTTTCGCTAATCCTAAATACTGAAAGGCTTAATGATTTTTTCACCGAATCTGGATGAGCTGGTTTTGATTTTAACAATTTTCCGTTCAACCTTTCCTGTGAATGGATCTTTAAACTTTTCTACACGTACAACCTCAGTATCGCTAAATTTTGTGTGAGTCCCAATAGTTGTACCGGTTCCGGCTGTATTAGCCGCCTCTGTGGCAGCCTGGCCGGCTACTACACCACCGATGTCTGAATGATTCGACCTAGATGTCGATCCAGCACCGGCAACTTCACTGGAGATACCCGTACTGTGCTCGCCAACAGTAACGCCGGCCCTAGTAATATAGTCTGCAACAATGCCAGATCCAGGCAATGGAGAATTTTCGTTTTCAAAATCCTCGAGTAGATAATCCGCAGGATTACCGCTTGGTACCGGCACGGCTTGTGGCGATATGTCAACGCCAACAGCTGGAGTGAACTCCATCTTTGGCGCAGATACGACCCGTCGAAGCATATTTTGATTACCATGATATTTTGGATTCAAAATATATCCATTCACACTGATGTTAAAAGAATACTTCACTATTCTTTCTTCTTCCGTAAAAGAATCAAAGTTAAGTTCACTATTCAGACCAGACTCTACTGATGCCACAAACCAATACCCTTTATCTGTTTCAATCCTGAATGCTCTTGCTGGATTCCAGCTATAAGAAACCATCATGGCTTCAAGCATTTCATTCATCTGTTGTAAATATTGCGTCCAGAACGTAACTTCATAAGTCGATTTAAAAAATCTCGGAGACGGAATGCTAATTGTCTCAATAACCTTTGTTGACGGTTCAAGATTCAAATACCCGGAACCAACTGGAACGTTTCTTTGATATCCCTTTTTAGATGGACCGATGTGTTTATCTTCCTGGGTTACGTTATCTTGATGGATAAGGCCGAGTGCATTAAGTTCTTTTGCAAGCTCAGAAGTATCAGAGTGAATCCTTTGTTTTAAAACTACTTCACCAGTCCCTGGGCCGACGCCATATCCTTCTTCGACTGTCTGCTCTAATCCGGATCTCATAATAGAGATTAACGGCAAAATAAGGGCGCCATGGCGATCTGTTAACGGACGCTTCCTTCGTAAAATAAAGGCACGTTCACCTGTTGCAAAAATAACAGGCACTCTTATTACATCACCTTTGTGCTCATACATCAGTGGTAACTCGGCATTGAAAAGATTAAATAATGCACGATCCACATCTTCAACCCCGCAGGATGGAATATCGTAATCTTCCGGAATGTTTGCTCCGTACAGTGCATTTTCCCCGAAAGCGGCATTACTTGGTTTATTAAATTTAGTAGACATTAGCAATTATCTCCATAGAAGCTAGACGTTTTATTACCAACTTTCTTTACTTCTTTTGGAACTGAAATTGGAGCATCTAAAACCCCATCTTGCTGTAGCTGCCTAAGATCACCAGTTGGCTGTTCGCCATCTGCGGTAAATCCTCGTTTCTGTTTAAAGTCCTGTTGTACTGCATCTGGATCGTTAAAATTCTCTTCAGTTGGGCCATGGGGTGTAACATCAATCTGACCTTTTCTGGCCTGTTTTGCTGTTAGAAAGTAGCCCGTCACGTGTTCGACTTGACCAAAAATAATACTATCATATTTTTGAGATACGATTTCAAAGAAATTATCGCCGAAACTGAAATAGTCTCCTTCTCTAATGCTAATGTCTCTATCGACTGCATCTCTATAATGAATCCATGCTGTAATTGTGGCCCTTCCTTCGTGACCGAATCGATCCGTTACGATTTCTCTTTGTTGCCATTCAACTCTTGATTCGATTTCAATTGGCGGATCAAAGATTTTTTCGATAGCTTCCTCATAAATGTCATGAACGTTAGTAAGATCCTCTCTTACAGAATAATAAAAAATCTTTGCCCCTACAACATCTTTATTAACCTCTTTCTGAAGGTCACTTATTAGGTCGATTTCTCTCGGTGTTATAAAAAGTCTGGCCACAGTAGATCCCCTATCCCATTGAGATCGCCTTGCCTAAAGGTACTGGAATTGCTGCTAAAATCTTTCGCATATTCTCAGCCTCTACAGCTTGCGTCTCTAATAGTTTGTCATACGTAAGGGAATCTAACATTTCTCTGAACTCTTCGCGGAGGCTATCCTTCTCTTCTTTTCCAGCACTAACTAAATCTGACCCATTTAAAGTAAGGTCTCCGCCCGCAATAGGGACAGCTGAGAACTTCGATCTTATCATGCCTAATAACTCTTTGCAGTTTGCTAGCGTGTATTGTCTAATCCACTGCCTTCCCATAGAATTAATCTTGTTATACGCAAGATTACCAAATGGGATGTTACTGTATGAATTTACGCCCTGAATAGAGTCATCCTGATATGACGGATTATGCGGATCCATTGCGAGGCCGACATTAAAATAAAGTTTTTGTGCGCTTTGGTCCATAGTCGGCCGAGGATAAATTCTAATATTGCGGCCGACGATCTGATAACTATAGTTAGATCTACGAACACGGTTTGAGATATCCATCTGACCGCCTCTCAGCAGATCTTCAAAAACAGGTAAAACATAAAATACCGTTTCTGGCGTAAATGATTCAAACGCAAATTCATTATTCAAGTAATTGATTGCCGAAGTAGTGTCGAAGAATCGATAAGCTGCCTGAGGGCTATAGTGCCAAACATCTAAGACCCTAAGTTTTCCTTTCGTAGTCTGACTTTCAAAAATGTTATTACCGGCACCGTCTACTAAATCATTGTATAGATTATAGTCCTGTGTTCCTGACATCAAGGTAATAGAACCAGACATCATATCATAAGAACCACCCACGCCTGCGTGAGAGGCATACGGTTCAGCTTTCCTTGCAAGGAACTCAAGCGTCTCGCGTGGGAACTTTCCTTCCGAGCCCGAGGTCGATCCTGTTGACATCCCCAAAAGATTGCCGAGCTGCGACTTCGTTTGGTATTCGTTTATAAATCGACTATATTCGAAAACACTTTCTTCAAAGCACATCCAGATCTGTTTGCTAGTAAGCTCAACAGAAAGTATGTCGTCACCCAATTTGCGCTTCACAAAAGTAATCATTGAATCAGCATCAGAAATAAAATCTGAATCGCTGTCAAAGACGGCAAATGGTGTCGGAGATCGAGTATTAGAAAAAGATGGCATTCATGCACTCCAAAGTTTCATCATTAATTATGAGGACTGGAACGCAACTACCTATAGGAACAAAACCCACTTTCCCAAATTCTTACACGTGGTTGAACATTATTCAAAGAAAAAAAAACAAAAAACTATTTTTCAATCTGTGGCTCAACCACGTGTAAAAATTACATAGATTTATAGAGAGGGCAACTTTGTCGGAATCTTTCCATTTTCCGATGTCGCGAAATAAAGCCTTAATTGTTCCCTTAAATCTTCATCTCGACCACTAGCAGCTTTAGGTGCTTCTGCTTTTTTCGCCTCTTCGCATCCGGCTTCACAAGCAGCAACCCTAGTTTCTAATGCGCTAAGTGCTGCAGATAATTTCGATTCAAGATCTGCAACCTTGGCCTCAAGGTCTGCATGAGTATGAGCTGCAACAGAAGCTGCTTCTGCTCTCTGCCTCGTAGATGTACGTTGCGTTGTTGATTTTGTTGTAGCCATTGGGCTCCTCCATGTGTGAACTAATCAGTTAATAATTATGCGCTTGGAAGGCAAAGTAAAATAAAAATACCGCCAACCCCATAAGAGAAGGCGGTATCAATATTCTTAAAAACCAAGCAAAGTATTATGCTACGTTAAGACCGCCAGTATTAAGAGCTAGTCCATCAATAACATCATGAACAAGCCATCCGGTAGCGGCTGTTGTAGAAATACACGTAATCGAAAAAGCTGTTCCCAAAATAGCGTTAGCATCAAAGCCAATTGAGTCATAAGCCTGAGAAGCCGCTGTATTATCGCCATCACCCTTTGGTACGACGGCTAAAATCTTATCAGAAGATGCTCCCAGAACATTCATGTCCTGACCGACTGTTGCAATTGCAACAAAAGTATAAGTGCAGCCAACTGTAGCTGTCGCAAGAGCTGGAAGCGTAACTGTTTGTGTTCCTGTAGTTAACGCGGGGACGGTGAAGATAGTTCCTGATTCTGTAACCAGAAGATCTCCTCTGATTATCGTAGCAGCGCCTGCATCAGATAGCGCGACGACTGGACGCTTATAACTTAAGCTCCCACCAGTCAAGGCGAGGTTGGATCCGGACTCCTGATAAAGCCCCTTTGTTGTCGAATAATTGACCTTAGGCATAATTTTTCTCCTTTGTTGGTTAGAGGTACTTGTCCACATGCTTCCGATGCTAACGTGTGGGGACCGCCATTATGCATGCACCGGGCTTGACTATAAGTATTAGATAGCTGTATCAATCGCCTTATTTTTTTATTCTCACGGATGCATACATCAAAGCAGTAGCTTGCCAAACATGGTATGGTGCTAAAAGCGGAGGTAATTCTTCGATTTTGGGAGGATACATCTCAAAGATCTCTGTCTCTTTATCTCCCATCATACCACCTTTTTCTTTGATCTTAGTAAGCTTCCACTGGGGTACATAACGAATTTGACCCCATGCGGTTTTTTCGCCCTTGCTTATCTCACGTCCCTTTTCATCATACAGCTTAACAGATATGGTAGAATACTTATCTCCTACGTGAACGAACGTTCTAAGCGTCCAGTGGCCATTCTGGACACCACAAAAGAGGGCATCCTTAATATAGTCGCAGCCCTCGTGTAAAAACCTTATGTTGTCTTTGTTATAAACATGGATCTCTTTTTTAAATCCGTATGCGGAACGGCTAGCTAGTGAATTTTCTAATCCACCGACACTACTTCCATAATGATGAACCAAGTGGTTCAACTGTTCTGATGTCCCTCGGCCGGTATTCATTGAAACTTCTGAAATTGAAACATAAATAACAAGCGGCTCTTC